GTGTCGTATTGGGGTACAATTTCCCATTGATCGGTTTGGCGTGCGGGGCCATCCTGCGTGGTAATGTATAGGCCGGCATCCAATCCCGCATAAAATCCCATTGCCGGGTATTGTTTGCCGTTTAATGTGGAATCAATACCGATCCCCATTTCGTTACCCTCGGAATATGAAACATACGCCCACGAAGCTGTTGTACCAATTGTTGTTATTGTGGATCCCCATGTGTATTGCTGCGTGGTTAATCCCGATACCGTGGCACGGCCTCGCAATTGGTTGTATTGGCGCGGGCCATTTATGTTTGCGTAAAACAATTCACAATCGCCACTGGAATTATCAACATATAAATACAACGCACGGCCGCCAATATCCAACCCGGTTACGCTGTCCAATGTGGTGCCAAACATATCAACCAAATACAGCGATGTGGGCGTAATGTAAACCCGTACATGGTAACCCAATGTGCCCGATGTGGTTGTATTGATCTGCACACCAATATAATTGCCCTGCGAGGCGCCGCCGCCCGTTATGCCATCCAATGCAACGTGCATGGTTACGCCATTGGATTTATCAACAATTGCGCGGTTGTATTCGATTGATTCAATGGCCGTACACGTAATATCCAACCGATCCGCGGTTAATGTTGTGGTTGGTGTACTGGTTGTTGTTATACCCCATTGGCCACCGCGTGTTGGCAAATCGGATGGCATCCAATCGTATGTGTTGTGCGCGTATTGTGCATCGGTTGGGTACCCTGTTAACCGTGGGTTGATTTGCGTGGCCCACATGCCAAAATGCAACGCCATTACACTATTGGCATACGCATTTGTGCCGTTGTTATCCCAATTGCACAACATCAATTGTTTGCCGTTGTAAAACGTGGTTGCAATGTTTTTGGTAGCTCCACACGCTCCGGCATCCAAAACAATGGCATCTTTTAAATCGGGCGTTACCAACGCGGGATCGCGGCCCATCAATTGCCAATTGCGCCCATATTCCAACGCCTCAATACCTGCACAATCTGAATATGCACACCCAACCACATCGGCATTTACCATACGTGCGTAAATGTATATGCGGCCATCCACATCGATGTGCATGGATTTATCGCCATCCTCGAGGCGGGTAGATATGATGTTTGCCATATAATTACCGAGGATCTCGGTTACGTTTGCAAACACAATGGCATTAAAAATATCATCAAATGCATCAGTAAATTGCAAAACCCCAATGGTATCGGTATTGCGAATAAATGAAAGTATAAACACACCATTGTAAACAACAACGTTTGGTTGGTGTATTCGGTACGTGGTTGCGCTTGCGGGTGATTCGCTAACATATGAGAATTTGGTGCCCTGCGATACACTCGCATATTGGTAACATAGATTTTGATTTGTACCCGATGTATTAAACGCCTCCAAAAACAAAATGCATTGTGAAGCCGTGGCCGCGCCCGTGATTCGCTGCAATGTTATACCACTGATATCCAATTCGGTTTGCAACGCACGTGTGGAAATTAGATCCCATGTATCGCCATCATCGGTTGTTTGATATACGGTAATGTTGGCCGTGTTGTATGTGGCATCGATGGCGTAATACAAACACAACACATTACCATTTGCCAATGTGATCAATGTTGGGTGGCGATTTTGGCCGCCCAATGTGGATTTTGCAACGGTGTTTAACGATACCATTGAGGCCGTGCCCTGCGTATCAATTTTGTACACCCGCACATTGTTGTTTGTTATTGTGGTGTACTCAACCGCACACAATACGTTGCCGTTGTTTGTTGTTACAGCTGCACGCGTTGTGTATTGTTGGTTAACTAAGCTCAACGGGGCCACGGCATCAACCGCCGTTAAAACATTGGGCACATTGTGGCCGTATAAATCCGCATCGGTTGCATATTTCCAACCAAATTTGGCACCCTCGGATACGTGGCCCGCCTCAATTGTTTGTAACTGTACGGTATCATTTTGTAAACCGCGTGCACCTAATACCAAACTTGTTACCGATAGGGAACTAGGCACCCCGGCACGTTTGGTGCCCTGCGTGGCGTTTGATTCATCCGCCCAATAATTCGTTTGATCCATTTGCCACGGTACAATAAACCCGCGTACGTTTTCCGGTGTTCTATTGGTGCCCATTAGTATGCCCCCGCATGTACACGCCCCGCCATGCGGCGTGCGCTTTTGTTGTAACGGTCAATGTGTTTGAATGGTTGTATTATAACCACATTATTGGTGCCCGTTTGCCCATTTTGCAATTGGCGTACGCCCGGTTGGCCACCCAAATTACGTACCGTTGTACGATCTAGTACGGCCTCACCTGTTAACAACGTTGCGTTGCGCTCATCGGGTGCCATCCCCCCCATGTGTAACGTGGGTGGTTGTTGCGATGCCACGGCGGCCACTTGTGCAGCTCCCGCGGCGGTAATGGCTGCAATAGCCGCACCACGTACAATTGGCGGCAATGATAATGCCGATGCAATACCTTTTGCCGTTTCCATCCCGATATCAGCAATGGCCGCGGCCTGTTCTAATTTAAACAACCGTTTTACGCTTTTCTCGGTGGCCCGATCCGTGTTTTCTAGGTATTCACCCATGGCCGATGCAAATGATTTAATTGCACCCGTAAACACCGATCCCATTGCCGTGTATTCCGATACTTGTTCATTGATTCGATCCAATTGCTTTTGGTGCAATTCCTCGGCCAATTCATCCGCCTTTTTCTTTTCTTCCTTTTCTTTTTCGGCTTGTTTTACTCGCAATTCGGCAATTTCGGCCAATCGTTGTTTATCCAAATCATGCGCAACGGTTTGGGCTAATTCTGCTTCACCACTAATAACACCCAATTTTAAAAGATTTTCATATTCTTTTGAATATCGATCCTCAACCTTTTGTATCTCTTTATCCAGATCGCTAAATGATGCCATTTGGTGCATTTTGCGCAATTCATCCCGTGCGCGCATACTAGCCAATTCGGCTTTTGCTTTTTCATCTAATTCTTTATCTATTTTTTCGATCCGTTTCTTTTCACGTTCTTGATATTCGGCACGGCGTTTGGCAGCTTCTTCGCGTTTTCTTTCCTGTTCGCGCAATTGGGCGGCCTGTACTAGGTTGGCCTCTAATTGTGCCGTTTGTTTGCGGATCGTTTGGGTTTGATCTCCCAATGTTGATAACCGGGCCTCATCCTCTTTTAATTGTTTGCGTGCAATTTCTAAGTTTTTTTGTAACTGCTTTTCTTCAAATGTTGCTTCTTTAAAACGTTGTGGTGTACCCGCTATTGTTTCCGATAACGATTGTTGTATTTTTCGGGCCTCTTTTAATGGCCGTATTTGCTCGTTTAACAATGCAATTTCATCGATTCGCGCTTGTCTAGATTCGTTTAATGCGTTTTGTTGTTCTTCCAATGTGGCCAATTGAGTTTTACTAAAATTATTTGCGCTCATTTCTGCACGCATGGTTGCCGCTTCCAATTCGGATAACTCGCCACGCAATAATGCAACCTCTAATGCACTTTCATTTACGGCGGCGGTAAAATTACCAAACTCAATATCTGCACTAGCAATAATTTGTTGTTGTTCTTTGATCTTTTCATTTAATGCCGTAATTTGTTGATTTATTTCCTCGGTACGCTTTTTGGCTTCTTCCACTGAATCGCTGTATTCACTGTATGCAAATGCCAAACCACCCACAACGGCGGCACCCGCCAATACAATTGGATTGAGTGCACCAAACCCCATGATTAACGATTCAACAACCGCAAACGTATCGGCCATACCATCCGCGGCCTCGGCCAATTGTGGGTTTACACCACGCAATGCCAAACCAACACCGGAAAAACCACGATCGATATCGCCCGATTTTTCGGCTACCATTTCCATGCGTTGCCCTGCATGCATTGCGCTATCGGCCAAATCATCAAAATCGCGCGCACCACGTTTTGCGGCGGCGGCCATTTCTTTTGCTACCTTTTGTTGTGCAGCTGCTGATTTGGCGGCGGCCTTTTCGGCTTGCTTCAATTGGCGATCCAACGCGGCAACCATCTTTTTGGCTTCCTCTTTTGTTACGTTGGGTATCTGCTCTAATTTGGATATCAGATCTTTGATATTCGCTTTGTAAGATATCTCGATGCTTTTCTTTTCTTCTGTTGCCATTATATCCGCCCGGTTAAATCATCCGCCAACGCCTTTACAACGGCATTTGCCTTTTGGCGCATTGGTTTGGTTAATGTTTCATCGGCCACGCGTTTGCCCTGCGCACCAATGATGGGTTGGCCTCGGTTGTTTGTTGGATCCTCGCCATAACGTACCATGTACGAATACGGCGCGGTGTTTTTCAGATACACAATAATGTTGCCGTTGGCATCGAATCGGGTGCCACGTACAAACATACGCCATGAGTTTTTGGAATCATCGCGATAAAATATCACCTTGCCATCTTTATTGGTACGCACCGTTGGTTGGCGTTTGGGCCAATCTGGCACCGCCGCAACCTCGATATCGGTTAATGTTTGTTGCATGATTCGTGCCGCATTGGGTGCAACGGTGTTTAACAAACCGGTAAACATTTGATCCAGATTGGTATCAAATTGTGCCGTAACATTACCGGTTGTTATTTTATCACCCATTTTGTACCGCCCGTTGCCGTTCAATCATACGCTCTAATTGTAGCCGTTTATTATCCGATATGCGTTTGTTGATTTGTTCGGGCGTTTCATTGTGTAAACGGTATTCGGCAATGAGCTGTACACGGGTTTGCGCATCCAACGTATAAAACCATTGTGGTGTTTGTCCCCAATGGCGTGCCACCCGTAATGCCAATAAATCCAATTGGCCACGGGTGGTTACGTAAAATTTGCGGCATCCTCAACGGCATCATTGGTTGGGATCTGTTTGGTCATTGTGATCAAACATTCCACACCCATGCCGTATACATCGCCCGGCGTTAAACCTGCAGCCAATAGCCGATCCATAATCGTATGGCCGTATGCAATCGGATCGCCATCAACAACGCGGTATGCGGGCAAACATTTGGCGTGATCAACACACACACCAATTGCACCCGCACACAAACGCGCCAATTGCGCCCGATTGGGCTCACCGCCCCAAATAGATATAAAATCCCAACATGTTGCCATACTGGATGGTACAACAATATCGTGTTTACCTAATTTGCCCAAATCCAACATAAAATGCCTCGTATTTGTTGGTTTATGCTACAACCGCACCGCCGTAACATGTGAAATTGAGAGTAAATGCGGATGGATCGCCCTCGGCAAAATCCAACGTACATACACATTTTGAGAGTGTTACAACGTGGTCGTTGGCATCGCCAAAATCCGTACCCTCGGCCGTATATTTGATATCAACACAATAATGCTCAACAAATGGTACACCGGTTGTGCCTGTTGATACGTTGGCGCTATAAAAACCAGATTGGTTGATAAAATCGCGAACCGATCCGGCGTTTACTGTATCGGTAAATTGGCGAAAATGAAACGCAAACGAACCCGTAATTGCCTGTTCATCTTGTTTACGAATCGTTGCGAAATTACCGCGATCCATTACAACCAATTCGGAAAATTGTTGCGGTTGTGAAAATGAAAAATTGCCATCCTCATATGCAATTTCGAGAGTTACCGCGCCGCCATCGAGTAATTCGATTTTGCCATCGCGTTTTGTTTTGGGTACTACTGAGTATGCCATTTTAAATACCTAGGTTTGGGGTTTATGGGTTGATAGTGTGTAGAGCTGTAAACGTACAGGCCACGATCATATATTCTTGTGAATCTACAACCGTACGCGTTGTACCATTATAACGTATTGTAAATGCGTTGTTTGTTGAATATGTACCCAATACGGCGTTTATTACATCCGCCTCCACATTTAGCGTTGCATCGTAATCGGTTGGGTATACATCCAACGGCCGCAAACGGTGTGCAAACGTTACAACAACATTTGTTTGGGCATACACACCAACAACACGCCGTTGGCGCTCGGTGGTGGCCGTTGTGGAATCAACACCAACCACATACGATTTATGGGCAACGGTGTTTTGTTGGCGCCCAAAATACTCGGGTGCCATTTTGGCCAATTGGAAGCCGGCCAACGCACCAACATTGGCGGCCACCTCGGATCGTAATTGTGCAAATGAAACGCCCATTATCTACGCCGCCCACGGAAATTGCCCAAACGGCCGGGGTTACTCAGATAAATAACCGGTTGTTTGGCAACTCTTTGATCTGGATTATCGCTTGATCCCGTGTGGTTGTGATCATAAACAAAATTGATCTGCTTCCACTCGGTTTTATATTGGGTGTAATGTTCATTCGCTAGATCCAAATAGCGCCCGTTTGATTGGCCCAACGAGCTATGGAAATCACGAAATATGTAATACAATGCCAGATTTTGGTGGGCGCTTCGAAATGCCTCGGCACTCATTACCAGATATTCGAGCCCGCCGCCCTCGTTACGCATCCGTTGGATCATTGTATACCATGCCTCATCGATATAGGTTTGGTAACTGGTTAAACTGGATGGGCGCAAATCGGCCAATTGCGAATACGTGGCCGTTAAATCGGCATCCGATACAACGGGGTATAAACGGCGCAATACAACGGCTACCATACGCCGAAATGTAATTACACGGCCCTCGATGGTGATATTCCATTCCTGCAAATACCCCTCGCCCAATTGTTTGCCATTTAACAAACTCGTTGCGTGGGTGTATTGTGGAATGTTGCCGGGGTATGTACCAACCGCATTATCAATCAATTTGTTGCCGTTGGGCTCCAATAGTGTATACCGTACTTCGGTTGGCGCAACCAACGCCCCATTGCGGTAAACTGGCAAAATGGATGTTTGCGCTTTACCACGCTCCAATAATTCGGGCACTTTAATTTGCGGGGCGTATGGTGTATTACTCATTACATACTCGTTTGAATACTTCCAAACCATTGGTTTGGTAATCGGTTACAAATTGGCGCATGGCATCCATTTGGATATTTAGCGCATCGATTTTAGCTTTAATTTCTGGCAAATGTTGTTGGCGTATCAAACGTTGCGGCCGTTGTTCAAATTCACGGATCTGCAATTGCCAAAATTGCGGCTCAATGTGGCCCAATTCGCCATTTACCAACAATTCTACACACCAACGGTTGTATGCCTCACGATCAAATGTTTTTATGATTCGGTTGGCCAATACTCGGATCTCGGTAAACCGATCGGCATAAAATTGGCCACCGCGTGCAGGATATGCCCGTATGTAATCGTGCCGTTTGGGATCCAAATAGATCCACCCCTCGCGTTGCAGCTGTCCAATGCGGTTTGATACATCGCCAACCTCACCACGCAATTGGCGCACGCCATTTACACCGGGGCGTATTGTTTCAAATTCTACGTTTGGCACAAATAGGCCAATACTTTCTGTAACCTCTTTTGTGGTGTCTTTATCCTTGCCACGCCCTGTTACGGTTTTGGTTACCTCAAATGTTTGCCAAACCCAATTGGCGGGCCACCATTTGGCAAATACTGGATGGTTGGCACGGGTAGGCAATACCATTTGTGTTTGGTGGATGCTTTGCGGTGCCCATGGTTGTGCGGTTGGTGTAAAATTATGCATGTTGTTGTTACCTCGGTTTTGGTTGTGTTGTTATCGGCAAAACATGGGCCCCAATGGAGCCCATGCCAACCAATCTAACAACAATGTTTAATCATTAATAGAGAGCAATTTAACGCCGCGATCTGCATCAACAACGCCCATACCCAAATAGCAATGGCCAACGATTGATGTAAGAGCGCGAGCTGCATCTCTTTCCATTTCGATCAATACATCGCCCATATCCATAGATTCAGCAGCGCCAACCAATGCGGCCGGTTTACCAGTAGCAAAACCAATTGCACCCGGTGCCCACAATGCACCAACATGTAGGCCTGCACTTTCTGTAATGTGAGATGATGTATAGATATCAACGCCCAAATATGTGCCTTTGTAGCCCGGCCCTTTTGCGCTCATTGCCTCAAATGATGCAGGTGCAAAAGCCAATGCGTTGTTTTGTTCACTGCGGATATCAGCTTGCAGATCTTGCCATTGTTCTGGATGCAACAACGCAACGTATGGCCCCGGTGCGCCTTTACCAGCTGCGGCCAATTCCAACGTTTGAAATGCTGCGATAAAATCATCAACAGTTAACGCACCTGCATTTGATACGGATGATGTAAACCCTGCAACGGTTGAGCCTGTTAATTCAGCAAACAACAATTCGTATGATTTGGCGATTGATTCGGCAATACGGAATGGATCAACATCCTGCCCCATGCCGGTCATGTTTGCAAGGTCGGTAATTTTGTACATAAGAGCTTGCCGCTTAACAACGATATCCGCGTGGCCATCGGTTAAACTTGTTTCGGATACTGCTGCATCTTCATCGAATGAACCGCCCGATCCGTTAAATGCTTGGAAGGAATCGTAACCATCAAGGCCCGCTTTTCTAACTCGGATTGTATCCGATCCCATGCCGTTAATAGATCCAACAAAATCCAAAAATGGCGTGTTGCGCAAATTGCGTGCATCGGTAATTAGTAATTTCAATTCTTGAGAGATCATTTGTTGGAGGCGTAGATCGCCAACCAACGATACGTTTGTGATATTTGCCATGGTAAAACCCCAATGGTGTGTGTGTATGGTGTATATGGTGTGTTGGGCTTTTACTGCTTTTATACGGGCGCGACCCGATCCCACATGTATTTTACAACGGTTTTATGGTATTGGCAACCCCAAAAAAAAACCCCATGCGAACATGGGGAAAACACCGAGGCAAATGTTTTTTTGGAGAGTAACAACAAATGTTAAATGGATACTACAATTTCCAAATTGGAAATGGCGTTAATGCTGCGCACCTTGCAGTTATTGGCATCAACAATTTGTACATCCAATTGGATTTTGTAACCGCTTGAATCATATGCCGATACATGTACAATTTTCTCGCCCAATTGATGGTTGAGTGTTGCCCATGTATTTGCGGCCAATGATTGTGGTGCAAAATGTTTGCGGAAATCGCTTTTTGCAACCAACATATCACCGGTTGCACTATCAAAAGTTAGCATATTTCCGGCGGCGGGATCTTCTTGAATGGCTCCACGTACGCGCGCTTGAGTGAAGAATAAATTTGTGGTTCCTTCGCTCAAATTGTCCGAGGATGCAACCAACGCAATTTGGCCGGTGCCACTGTTGTATGCAAGGCCCGCACCAACAGAAATTGCGCCGCGTGCGCGCGCATCGGTATAATATAGAGCGCTAGAGTGCTCTGTTACCATCGATGTATCGGCATTTAATGAGAATTGCCCTTGGTTATTGTACGATAGCCCGGTACCTGCTGAAAACAACGCCGACACATCCGATGCCAATACGCTCAATTCACCCGATCCCGATAGGCTCAACAATTGCACATCGTTTGTGCCTGCAGCTGCAACGCTAAATGCATCAATTGCGCGTTGGTCGGTAAACCACAAATTGGTTGCGCCTTGTGCCTCGGTTACATCATCAGTAGATACATCCAATGTAATAACACCGGTACCACCGTTGTATGCAATCCCGCCACCCGATACAGAAATTGCGGATCTTGCGCGGCTATCGGTATAATAGAGGTTTACGGCTCCCTCGCTGATATCATCGCTATCAACATTTAAAGAGTATGTACCGTTTGCATCGTCATAAGATAGCCCGGTACCCGCTGCGAAAAATCCGCGAATCTCGCCAACGTTTGCAGTAAATGCACCGGTTGCACTGTTGTATTGAACACCATTAGATGCACTCAAAGATCCACGGATCTCGGCGTCAGTTACATCGGCGCCCTCAATTTCAGTAAAATCGGTTGCATCGCCTGCGGTACCACCGTTATGGATAAACGTTTGTGCACGGCCCGATACGGCGGTCAATACGATGATATCGCCCTCTTGCTTTTCGTTACCATTTGCGTAATTTGCTGTTACCCATGCGCCAATGCTGGTTGCACTGGTATCAACGGCCACATCGGTAATTGTGAGAGGCTTTAATTTCAATTGTTGTTGGCCATTTACCGTTACGAGCTCGGCATAATTGGCGCTATCTGTTGCAATACCAACAACGGCGTTGGCCTCAAGGTATGCTTTTGTTACTGCGTGGTTATCGGCACTGATTGTACCTTCGATCGATACTTGGCCTTTAAATACATTTTGTGGGCTAAAAAATTCCATGGTTCTGGATCCTGTGTTTGTTTGTTTACAATGTTGCGATGTGGCAACACGTGTATGTTAACTGTAAAACACGGTTCCCGTAACTGAAATTAAGAACGTTATAACCATGCGGTTGTTTGTGGTGTGTTGTACATCCGCGTGCACCACATCGTTGCCAATCAACACATACACATGCGGGCGATATCCCAAATTGTGATCAATTACCACGGTGGATGCATTTGTAAATGTATGCTCAAAATGCGGGCGCGTACTAAAATTTGCAATAGCCATGGTTTATTCATCCTCAAACGATATCAAAATCGTACCCGTGCCACCCTGCATGGCAACGTACACATATTGCGGCCGATCCTTACCACGGCCGATTTTTTGCTCAACCATGCCGTGGTTGGTTACAAACAAATGGTTTGCGGATGGTGTGCCGTTATCCACGCCCTCGTATGCAAACAAACATGGGCCCGATTGGGTGGCCACGGTTATTTTACGTGCGCGGCTCGGCATTTTAATTTGGGTGTTGTTGGTGGTCGCTGCAATTGCCCGTATGTACGGAAATGTATTGATCGCGTTTAAATCAACCATTGGTGTGCCTCGGTTATGGGTTTATTTTATGGTGTGTAACTCAATTATTGTTTGATTTATAGCCTATCGATTAAACCACGCCTTGCGAGCTGCATCACGATTGGCCCGATATGTTTCCAAATCGGCCGTTGCCAGATTTTTCAAGATATCGCCCTGTTGTGTTGGTGTTGGTTGTGCGCCCATGTTGGTTTTGGGTGGCAACAACGCCGGGGCCACATCCAATGCCGGGGTATCGGTTTGTGCAACCGGTTGGGCATCGGGTGTGGCTGATGGTGTTGAGGGATCAACCGAGGGTGGCGGGGTGGTTTGCAAATGTGGGCGTAATACCAACGGCGCGTTTGTTGGATCCGCTTTTATCGATGCCAACCAATCGGCCAATGGCGTTGGCTTTTCAGATCCTTGCATCGCTTTGTTATAGGCCCATTCCACGGCCTCGCGCAATTCGGGATCGGTAAAACCATTTTGGGCCATGGCATTGTGGCGGTCGTATCGTGTGTTGGCATCCGTTAATTGTGTTTCCAATTCGGTTATTTTGGCCTGTAACGTATCCAATGAACCGAGGCGGCCCGATTGGTTATCCAATTCGGTTTGCAATGCCGTTGCCATTTCCTCAGCTTGTACCGCGCGTGCGCTCAATTTGGAAATGCGATCTTTTACCGCTGCTTCCATATCGGATTTGGCCACGTATTCGACGCCCTCAATTTCTTTTATTCGCATGTTGTATTACCTCGTTTATGGTTTTGTTGGCGCGTTGCGGATCATCCCACTGCATGCCACGTATTATTTTAATGTATTTATTCAGGGTTGCCAATGGAAACCAACGATCCCATAATTTATGCCGATCCATATCCTCGCCAATGGTATCGGCATATTGACACATGCGATGCGTTATTCGTATGGAATCGGCAAAACATTGGCCATTGGAATTGGCCAACCATTCAACGGTGGCAAATCTTTCAGGGCCCTCATCGGCATAAAATGCCCACCCACAATGCGTGCATACAATTTGATCCATGTTAGATCCCAAACTCGGCACGCTCGCGCCGGATTTGTGTCAGATATTCGCGCGCTTCTTTTGCGTCCATATCATCGTACATCATCATTACAGCTGTAACGGGTGAAATTAACCCCGCTTGCATTTTGGCCAAAATATCCTCACGTTGTGCGCGCATTTCCTCGGGACTCAACGGCATACTATGGTATGAAACGCGATATCCATCCTCGGGTAAATTGGTACCCAAATAACGGTTTGCCAACATGGCCGTTTTTGCTAGTAATACCTCATCGCAACCACGCATAATTGAAGCATATTTCTTTTGTGCCTCGCGTTGGCCGCTGCGAGATACCGCCAATGCAAAACCCGAGCGCGGATCGCCCGATTGGCGAGAAATATCCGCGGGTGAAATGCCCGCCGCCAATGCCACGCGCATTTCGTATTTGCTGATTGATTCTAACAAACTATGTGGATCGGTTGGGTTGGTAAAACTACCCACCAACGGTTGGCCCTGCGCATCCGGATCTTGTGTAAACACCAAAATACTAGATGGATCGGTTGAAATAGAGGATCGGCGGGCGATTTGATCATTATCCATTTGCGATAGCCCGGCCACCGATAAACCGGCCACGTATTTTTGGGCCCATGCACAATCGCGCACGCAATGTACCCACATCGAATACAAAACGGCCGATGTGAGAGAACCATAAACCATTTGCGATCCGTTGTACGCATCCCATAAGAAGCCCGTTTTTTCCGCATGGTACAATACAACGGGTAGAAATGGCCGATTTTGTTTATCTCGGTATGGGTATGCATCGCCCGTTTGTGTTGGTTGGCCCATGTACAGCTCGGATACATCCGCACCGAGTGTACCATCCGCGTTTACCTCAAACATACCAAACATTGGCATTGCAGGATCGCGAATATCCAACACATCGGCCACCCAATCGTATTTGCCCGTGTGTGGGTGTTTGCGGATCCGCATTTCGCGGTAATAGTTTGGCACATCGGGCATATCTGGATCCGATTCACAATATACAAAATCGGGCGTTACCAATCGGTATTGGATGCCGCTATAATCCGAATCGTTATCCGTTTGTGGGTTAACATCGATTCGGATAAACGATTCACGCAAACCAATTACCATTTGTTGGGTGCGTTGCATCAACGGCCACAACCCCGCTTTTGTTACAAGGCCCTCACGGCTCGTTAAATCCTCGATATCACCATTCATATTGGTAACGGCGGGGTTTTCATGGTACAACACCGATAATTGGCGGGTGATTTGTTCAAATGGATTACTGGATAGATCCGCGGGGCCCCACGATTCACGCCGATCGGCGGGTAAATGGCGTGCGAGCTCTTCCTCCAAATCCTCGGCCCACGCTCCAATAATTAGGCGGCGGCGCAATGCAGTGTGCATCCAACGGTTTTGGTCTTCGGGTGTGGGTGCAAATGGTATCATTGGCATCGGTTGCATTAGTATAACCTCAAGTTTTGGGCGGGTGGTCTATATTTAACATCAAGGATCGGAACGACACAATAACGCAAACTATCTATACAATGGCCATCGGCATCGCGCGATCGTTGCGATTGGGTACTTTTCATTGTCCAACGTTGCAGGCTCATTATAGTACGTTTGCAACGGGGGTGTATGTAAAAGTTTTTGCGCGCTTGTGCAGCGTGGATCAACGCGGCCCCATGGTACACACTGTAACGCGGTTTGTGTACGGTACGGATGCGCCACGGCAAACCCGTTGGCGGGTATTGCAAAACCTTTTCCAATGCACGCGTTAACAACGAATTGGACATTTTACCGGCACCGCCCGATCCATGGTGTACGTTATCGCCTGTCCAACGGCATGCACCCGGATCGATGTGGTTGCGTTTGCACATTTCAATAATTGCCCGTGCGTGGGCCTCGGGTGGCGCCGCACCCGATATGTATTCATCCAATACATATATTATTGGGCGCTCTGGATCGGCCATATTAACGGCACTTAAAATGGCAACCTGCGCGTTGGGTTGCGAACCGTGGTCAATACCGATCCCAAACTCATATTGCCCACCCGGCGGCGCGGGTAAACTGGATATCATATTATCATCAAATTGATCAAATACGCGGCCCTCGGGAATACCCACGGCCCAATCTCCATTAAGGCGCGCGGCCCGATCAATTGGTAAATACGTTTGGGCCACCCGATCGATCATTTCTTGCGATATGATT